GCTAAAGGGTCTAAAACACCGTCATCTAAAAATTCTGCTAAGTTTTCGAAGTGGTCTTCACCACCTTCAGGAGTTACTGCTTGGGGATCAAAGTTAACTGTAGCACTACCATCTTCTTCAATGGTAATATCAGTTTCTTTGCCTTCTTGATTTTCAACAACTTTTTCTTGTTCTTCAACAAGTACTTCTTCACCTGGAATTTCTATTTCAGTCTTTGTATTTGGTAAACTTTTATCTATTGTAGCCATGAGCTATTCTATCCTCTATTTTCTGTTGATTCAACACCTTAAAGGGTTGTATCAGTTGTTTTTCATCCTGTCAATTAGATCGCTTTAGACCCCTTATTGAAAAAATCGTATATCAATCCTTCTTCGTTTTGATATTTTTGGTATTGGTCATACGCTGTTAACGCTGTACTAATCGCTAATCCTGGTAAACCTGCAAATCTACTAACACCTCTAATTAATCCTGGACTCATTCCTAATCTTAATGCTGTATTTAATTTACCTGGTTTTGTTACTCCTGAAATATCTGATAGTGTTGACATAGTAGCTAGCCCTAACCAATTCAACGGATCTTTAGCAATATTTTCTGCTGGTCTATCTTCTGAAATTTGTTTTCCAATAAAGTAACTATCTATAAGAGCCG